TGCAGCGCGGCAATGACATTCCCACCGCTCACATGGTTTGGGTTTTCTAATCGGTGGCGGCGTTTTCTCCTGACGTTGGGGATTCGTTGCCATTTTCGGAATCGGGGGAGGTGTTTTCAGGGGTGGGTGGGGCGTCGCTGTCGGGATCCTCTTCGAACTCGCCATCGGCCTCGAGTTGCTGCTGCACGGCTTCTTCCATGCTGACGGTGTTCACAACTAGTTCGAATTGCTCGAGGATCTCCGGTTCGTGGCGTGTGATGTAGCTTTTGACGGCATCGTTGCCGAGCAACTTGGTCAAGTAACCTTTGGCCACGACCAGGTTCAGCAAGTCGGAGCCGTAGTTTTCTTCGGCGTCCTTGTACTGGGTCTGGACCTGGCTCATTTCCTTTTCGAGTTTGACGATCTGTTCGATCGGCGCCATTTGTCGGTCGCGCTCAGTGGGTTTGAAGTCAGTACGCTGTTCCGGCGGGGTGGCTTTGAGCAAGGCATCGGCATGCGCCACGGTGATAGTGTTGCTGGCGACCATCAGTTCCACCGCCTCCACTTGCCGGGCGGCTTTCATGTTGCGCAGCACCCGCGTCACATCCGGGGTGAAATGCTTGTCCTGCAAGCGGGCAATCGCGTCCGGACAAATGCCTTCGAGCAAGTTGATGCGTCGGTTGATTGAGCTCAGGTTGACCCCAAAGGCCCGGGCCAGACGCTCTTTGCTCACGCCCCGATCGATGGCGCGGCGGATCATGTAGTGTTCCTGGATGGTGGAGAGCCGGTTGATCCGGTGGTTGTAGGTGTAGGTTTCGTCATCCTTGGCCAGCAGGCAAGGTGCTTCGTGCACGCCGAGGTCTTTCAAGGCCAGGACACGCAAATGGCCATCGAGCAGGATGAATTCGGACTTAGCCGGGTCGTGCTGGATGACTGATAAGGGTTCGATCAGCCCGATTTCATGGATGGAGGAGACGACCTGCTTGTACTTGCGGGTGCTCATGACCCCATCGGGGATGCGCTTGCTGGGCATTAGGGTGTCGAGCGGGATCTGATAGGTCTCCAGATCGAAACCTAGCAAGGTGTTCAGTGGGGCCTTCGGCAAATCGGGGCCATCCTCCGAATCTGATTGGTGGATGCCAGGGTACATCGGCGTGATTTTGGGTTGCGCGTTGTGGGCGGGATTCATGCGGTAGCTCCATTGAGGTTATCGATACGCTCAGCCAGGTATTTGGGCAAAGTGTCCAGCCCCTCGGCGCGCAGCAAGTTGACGAAGTGCTCGTCGCCGAAGAGTTTTTTCAGGCCCTGGACGACCAGCAGCAAGCGCTGGTGCGCATGCTCAGCTTTTAAGACCATCTTGCGTTGCCGCTCTACTTCGCGCTGGTAGGTGCGCACCAGGCTGTAGCTGGAAGTGGGTGGCTTGATCTGGCCAGGGTTCGGCGAGCCAGGGCCATGTTCCTGTCGTTTTTCGACGAGGCGCTTGGTCTCGATGATCTGGCGCCGGTTGAGCTGGCCGTTTTCGTAGGCTTCTTGCAGCATTTCGCCGAGGCTCTCGTCATCATCCTTGGCGCGGGCGATTTCCAGGGCGGTGGTGAGCGGAATGGCCCCACGCTGCACGCCTTCAATCAGGCGCTCTTCCCCCTGGTCGAGCAGAAAGACGATGTCCTTGACGTACTTGGGCGAGAGGCCGGTTTTGTGGATGATGGTGTCGGCGTCGTAGCCGCGCTTTCTGAGGATTTCGATGTCGGCCAGGATTTCCAGGGGCCGGTGGCCGCGCCGGGCGATGTTCTCTGCCAGGCTCATGATGAAGGCGTCTTCATCGCTGACATCGACCACCAGCGCGGGGATGTGGGTTTCGCCCAGGATGCGGAAGGCATTCAGGCGTCCCTCGCCGCAGACCAGCAGGTATTTTGGCTGGCCATCGTCACCGGGGCGTTCGGTGACGGTAATGGGTTTCTTCAAGCCGATCGATTTGATGTTCTCGACGATCTCCTCGAAGATTTTCATATTGCGTTCGCGGGAGTTGAGGATCTCCACCCGGGCGATCGGGATCAAGGTGACGGTTTCGGGGGTGTCGGTCAGCATGAATGGCTCCTGTCAGTCGGTGGTTGGGGCGGATGTGATGTCATGGCGGGGGTCCTTTCTGGGTGGGTGGTGATGAATCGGATCAGATACGTCGTTGCAGGCGTTCGCGCTCAGACATGCCGTAGAAGAAATTCAGGTCATCAAAGCGAAAGCATTCGATCTCAGCGCTGTTGCGCGCCGTCACCTGCAATTCCTGACTGGGTAGATCAAGTCGTGGCAGCAGGTAGTAATCGAGCTCGGCTGCATTTCCAGGATCGAGGCGCACCGCGACCGTGATGTCCGGGTGGTAGCGGCTGGGGTCAAATCGGATGCGCCAGCGCTGCAGGCCGTTGGGAAGTTGCTGGCAGCGCGCAAGCACCAGGCTGATGACCAGTTCCTGGTTGAGGTGCAGCAGATCGGTTTGCGGGTCGCGCCAGATTTCGCCACCCAATTCGGCAATCGTGTGCTGGGTGCGTTCGACAATTTCCGGATGTAACTGGCGCAGACGCCGGTTGATTTCGAGGAATTCCAGATCCCGCCCGGGGCGAAAGCCCACCAATTCATAGGCTTTGCTCAAGCTGCCAAAGCGCTGGATGTAGGTAGCCGCACTCGGCAGTGCCGGGGCTTCATTGATGATCAGGCCCGATAGGGTGCCGCGCTCCTGGTACAGAGCCCGCAGATGTTCCAGCAGTTCTTCATCGGAGAACCGACGGCTCCGCTCCACGAGGATTTCCTGCGCGGCCATGAAGATGTCCAGCGGCACGACCCCCTCGAACGCCCCTTGCTTGCGGATCCACATCTGCGGCGGGTTGTCGACGTGCTTTTTCTTGAGCTTGAAGGAATGGCGGTTGTAGACGTTGTTACCGATGTACTTCTCGTTGGTCAGCACCTGGCGCACCGTGCTGTAGGTCCAGGGGCGGTCCAGATCGGTGTATACGGGAATGTCGTTGAGTCGCTGGGCGATTTCAGACAGGGGGAGATCGTCATCGACCAGCCAGCGGTAGATCTGATTGACGGTGGCGACTTCGGACTCAGGGCCGGGCACGAGGATGACCCGGTCAGTTTGCAGGCTTTTGTGCTCGCCGGGTTTCAGGGTGGTCTTGATGGCACCGGTCTGGTCGACCAGCACCCGGCGCAGGCCAAAGCCGGCCGGGCCACCCTGGCGGAAACCCAACTCGATCAGGCGGCATTGGCCGGCGAAGACCTTGGCCGATAGCTCGCGGCTGTACTCGCCCGCCATGGCGCGCTTGACGCCCTTGACGATGGTTGAAACGGGAGAGCCATCATTTTCAAACTGCTCGGCGACGTAGGCGACACTGATGCCGTTGCGTTTGCAGATGTACTCGTAATAAGCGGATTCGTCTGCATCCTGAAACCGCCCCCAGCGGCTGACGTCGTAGACCAGGATCAGGTTGAAATCGGTGTTGCCGGATTCGACATCGGCGATCAGCTTTTGCAGGGAGGCGCGCCCCCCGATCGACAGACCGCTCTTGCCGTCGTCGGCATAAGTGCGCACGATTTCTATCCCTCGCTTTTGTGCGTATTCGAGAATCTTGTCGGCCTGATTGAGAGTGGAATACTGCTGGTGCTCAGTGGACATGCGCACGTACTGCGCGGCGCGAAAGGATTTGGTGTCTGGATGAGCGTCGGTAGTGGTGTCAGTCAATGCCATGATCGGTCAGTCGTTTTGTTGTGTCGGTCCATGTTGGCTTCGAAGGCCAAGCCGTATCAAGGTCATGCGGCCCAAACCGTCGAGATAAAGTGACGATGGCGGCATAAAGATGAAGTAATCGGCGCATCCGTCACCCCACCTTGCACAGACTGAATGCATCGATCGTCATGGCCACGGGTTTGCTCAGTAGGTCCAGCAGCACCATGGCGCGGCCCTCGGCGTCGTTCATCTGGTAGATCGCTTCCAGCCCGGCAAACGCCCCTTCGGTGATGCGCACGCTGTCGCCAGCAGCGAACAAAGCTTCGGGATCGGTCTGTTGCAGGTGTTCGCGTTCTTGCAGACTGACAATCAGGGATGTATCGACCCGCGCAGGTCGGCTGCCAAAGCAGACCAATTCGCTGACACCAATGGTCGAGCGGATCGGGCTCCAGCTTTGGCCCTGGCCCGAGGTGTCGAGCCGAACAAACAGGTAGCGCGCGAACATCGGTTCCTGCACCACCGTGGGTTTGCGGCGGACGAGCTTTTCGGAGGCGAACAGGGGGAGGTAGGACTCGTAGCCTTGGCGGGCGAGATGGGTGAGTGCCACTGATTCCTGCCGGGGTTTGCTGCGCACGAGGAACCAGGCCATGGAGCTGGGCGGGGTGTGAGCTGCCGGTGCAGGTGGATCAAGTACCGGTGCGTCGGCTGCTGCGGGCTCGGTCGCTAGCACCCGCTTGGGGTGAGCGGACGGGGGAGCGGACGGCGGTAAGGGCTTCGGTTTCGGGCTGGGCGTGGGTACAGGCCATCCATCGGCCGGCGGCGGCGAGCGAAGCAGCTGCGCCATGGCTCGGATCAGCGGCAGCGGTCGTTCGGCCGCCAGGGTCTTTTCCACCAGGGCCAGCATCTCGCGGCGCTCATAAGCCTGGATGTCTTCAAGCTGGTAGCCGACCTGCAGGCCGGTCTGGGTGATGGCCAGACCCTCGTCGGCATCGCGCAGCTTGTAGAGCGCCTGCACCGGCAGGCCCAGACGCTCGGCCGCTTGCGGTGAGGTCAGCAGGCGCGGGGCCATGGGAAGTGGGGCAAGGTGAACATGCCTCCATGAAGGCGCTGTTCGCGAACAAAGCCAAGGCCATCTGGCAGACGATCTGCAGATTTCTGGCGCACAAACGACAAAAGACCCCGCCTTCACCCGCTGCCCAAGAAGGGAAGCCGATGAAGATGGGGTCTATGGTTTGCTAGAGCAATCGCTGGCGATGAATCCCAGCAATCAATGACAAAGGTGTGATGTTTATCGCGGCACGCCACGCCACTTATCGAAACTGCGTGCGCCGGTGTAGCCAAGGTAGCCGGCACCGAAGAGCCACCACAGGCTCTCCGGCACGGCATTAAGCAGCTTGGACAGATTCTCGGCGGCCTGAAAGACTTCGGCGGGCCACCAGATGCCAATGATGCTGCCGATCACAGACAGCAGGATCACGCCGTAGATCACATACAGGAAGGTGGGCCGCGCCCGGCTGGTCCAGGGGTCGTGGCTGTTAGCTTCAACCAGGATGGCTGAGAGGCTCACCTGCATTTCCTGCAAGGCCTGCTGACCTTCGGTCTGGAACAGTGCCAGCTTGGCCTGCTCGCGCTGGGCCGGATCGGGAATCAGCCGGTCGATGAGTTTGGCGCCGGCTTCGAAGAGGCCGGGCGCCAGGGTGGTGAAGATCGGGCTCATTGCGGGCCTCCAAACAGTTTGATTTTGACGATGGTGCCGGCCAAGAGGGCCAGCACCAGGCCCGTGACCAGCATCTTGACGAGGGTAAGGCCGGCGGTTTTCTTGGCCTCGTTGAAGGCATCGAGCAGGCTGCGCAGCTCGCGGATGTCTCGGGCGGCGTCCGGCCCGTCGAGACCGACATCGGACAAGGCGTGGCGCGCACCCCGCTCGGCTGCGCGCTCCAGCAGGGTCTCGAATTCATCATGGGGCATGACCACCATGCCATCGATCAGGTGGGGTTCGTTCATCTTTTTTCCTTTCAAATCTCGTCGGCGCTGTGCACGGCGGGGTGCTCGGCCACACAGGTGATTTCCACTTGCTCACCACGTGGGCGCACGGCAATCACCCGGGCCAGCAGACTCCACTGTTCGGCGATGCCGAAAGCGAAATGGGTGCGCTCGGCCGACAGGCCGGTTTCAATGGAGATATCAGGCAGATCGGCAAAGATCACCTGCTGCACATCGACCCCAGGGGACACGGCATGCGGGCCGCTGACCCCGCCATCACGACGGCGCAGCGCCATCACATGCGGCTGACCCTCGGTGAAATGAACCGGCTCGGACAGCGTGGCGGTATGGGTGTCTGCATCCCAGGCGACGATCTCACCACCCGTGCCCCAACTGGGCATGTCATGGGCGATGGCGATCAGATCGCCATAGGTGGGAATCAGGCCTTCGAGCTCGGTGCGCAAGGTGATGATGCGGCGTCGGTAGCGGTTGGCTGCGGCTAGGTACAGCCCTTCGCGCACCGCATGGGCTTCGGTGGTGCAGCCGAAGAGGCGCAGCTTGGCTGGGTTGGCGCTGCTGGAGCCCGGCAGGCCCACCGTCACTTCATCGGGCTTCCAAGTGCGACTGCTGAAGAATTCCACCGTCACCGCGTCAGCGGTTTCCTCGCCCGGCATCACGTACTGGATCTTGAGGCTGTTCTTGACGATGTTGCGCGGGCTGAACAGCGCCACCGGCAGCAACCGGGCTTCATCGCGCACCAGGCGCACAATGCCCCCTTGCAGAAACGGCACCGCCCGACCGCAACGGGCCACCCGAGTCAGGGCTTCCCAGACGGTGACCTGCTGGTCAAAGACGCCGTCGAAGCGATCGCCTCGGCTGGTCCAGACCTGATCGAGTTGCGCCAAGGCAGCCAGATCGATCCGGGCATCTGGCAGCTTCGCACCGTAGCTCGCGCGCAGAATGTCGGCAAAGGCCCAGGCGATCGAGCGCGTGGGTACCAGCGTTGACCAGCCCACTTCGGATAACCAAACCGGCAGCTTGCGCGTGACAATGCAGTTGATCAGACGGCTGGAGCGCTGCGACAGGTTGTCGGTGGCCCGCATGCGGATCGCGAGCAGCGTGACGTTGTCAGGAAAGGTGATGCCACCGGCCAGATAGCCTCGGGCCTCGCCCCAGCGCACTTCGTGGCCGGCACGTGAGCTGCTGTCCTTGCCATCCAGCCGCGCGGCGCGCACTTCATAGCGACCTGCAGCGACTGGGTATTTGTAGGACAGGCGCTGTGACGTGGTGGTGGCCGCTGTCAGGCTCTCGCCGCCCAGCGTGAACCAGTCGTTCAGCGGATCACCCTCCTCGTCAATTGCCCGGGCTTCGACTCGCCAGCTTGCACTGCGGCTGTCCAATCCACCAGCGTCGTTGGCGTAGTACAGCCCACGTGGCAGCAGGATGTCGATGCCGATGTGCGTCACCTCGCTGTCGGCCGGGTTGATGGCAAATCCCCCAGTCCAGGTACCAGCCAGCAGTTCCTGTCCGGCCACCTCAGGGGCGGTGACCACATCTGGGTTGAACAGCGTGACCGGACTGCCCGGCGGGACGATCTGGTAGGTGACCTCCTCGAACGAGGCAATGGGCGTGTCTTCGATGCGCATCTGCTCGATGTCGTATTCGCCCAAGCCGATGCAGTGCAGTTGGTGAAGGTATTGTTCGTTCCCCAGATATTCGCCATAAGGCGTGGCGGCCAGATCCGGATAGACCAGGTGGCGGCCATAGATAACGGGAATGGGTTGGGCCAGTCGCGCGTAGTTGCCCTGCCCTTGCAGGCTGTAGGTGGGTGACGGTTGCGCCAGGTTACCCCCACCGGCAGCAAAGGACGGCATGTTGGGCGTGGGTAGTGGCACCAGCGCACTGACCAAGGCGGAACCCGCCGTCATGATGATGGCCGAACCCACGGCTGTGGCCAGGTTGCCACTGAAACCCAGACTTGCACCTAAGGGGCCGCCATAAACGGTGGCCACCACCATCACTGCGATCATCAGGACGGTACGCAAGGGATTCTTGCCACCGCCCCCACCTCCACCGCCACCCTGCGGCAAGGCGATGAAGAGCACGACGCCATCGATGGGCGTGACCGCCCAATCGGCACGCAGCACCGGCGTGCCGTTCTTGATGCAGACAGTCGGCTGATCGAATTCGGCAATGCCCTCCGCGCCCAGCCACTGGCGGATGGTCTGGCTTGGGTGGGCGACCATCACTTCGCGCTGACTGGGCTGGAACGGGTTGCGCAGCAGGATCACTGCACTTTGTTCAGCGTGAATCACTGGCTCTCCACGAATCGGTAATAGCCCTCTACCCGCCAGCCGTGCAGCAGGAGTTCGGGTAGCTTCTGGAAGACGACGCCCGCGTCCTTGACCGCGTGCAGCACGCCACCGCCATCGACGGCCAGCCAAACGCCGACATGCACCGGGTGGCGGGATTGACGCAGCAGCACGGCATCGCCCTCTGCGGGTTGCACTACCAGGGACCAACGTTCCCGCTCCGGGTGATCTCGGAAGGTGGTCATCACAGTACGGAGGTCGTTGGCATTGACCGGGATTTCGGGTAAATCGCGACCAAAGTGAGCGCGCTGAATGGCCAGGAACAGCGCCCAGCAGTCAAAAGCATCCGGGCCACGCGCACCGGCGTGCCAGGGCCGACCGATGTAGTGGGCTGCCCAGTGGGCGGACGAACTCGTGTTGATCGCTATATGATTTGACATAGAATCACTATTTCACTAATATCGACGCATGCAGACCAACTTCAAACGACCCTTTGTCCAGTACGTCAAGAAGGCGCACAAGCCTTTGCGACTGGCCATCGAAGATGAGGTGGAGGTGGTGTGCGAGGCGCCGGAGATTGGCGAACTCAAGGTGGGCGACCTGGCCGGGATCCGGGTTCACAAGTTCCGGTTCAGCCACCAGGAGTACCTGATGGCCTACCGGCCGCCGGCCAAGAACGCGCCCGTGGAGTTTTTGATCATCGACTTCTACCAAGTCGGCGTTCACGAGAACTTCTACGACGAACTGAAACAGTATTTGCGACACGAGAAGCCAACGGGAGAAACACCATGAACCACGCGCTCACTGCCGAGGACCTCTACACCGAGATGAAGCGGATGCCGACCACCGAGCGGGTTCGGTTTTTTTCCCTGCTGACCAACAACGCCTTCCGCGAAGACGATTTCACGCATGAGCAGGTGTTTGGCGAAACCCATCAGGAACCGTTTTCTGCATGGGAAGCCGCCGAGTACCTGGAGATATCCGTGCCGACCCTGCGCCGCTATGTGCAATCGGGCAAACTCGTTCCCAGCCACATCGTGGGCCGCAACCAGATGTTTTCTGCACAAACCTTGCGTGCGTTCAAGCGTAGTCGGGGGGCACGCGGATAAGCGCGGCGACTTTGCCAATTTTCCCTATCAACGGGTCAGCCCCGGGAAGGTCTTGGCGGTATAGCTGGTACCGGGAAACGCCTTGTTGCCCACATCGAGCATGCGCGCGCGCCCGGTCACCCGGAAGATATCGGCTTCGACCTCGGTCAGCACCAGGTGAATCGGCGGATCCATCTGCGGGCCTTCGAGGTCGGTGGACAGATAGGGCCGATAGGTGACCTCGATCACCGACTGCGACTCGGCGGCTGCGTCCAGATGCCGGACGATTTCACGCGAGACGTTGTCCAGGGTGACGGTGATTTCTGGGACGGGCATGGTGTCGACCGGCGGCAGATCCAGCTCAAACCCCATCGCGACGAACTGCACGCGCTCACCGGCTTGGAGTGGCGCTTGCGATTCCAGTCGGGCCCACAGGTCGCCGGTGTCACGCACCACGCGAATGGCGACTGGCAAACCGGCATCATCCACAAACGCCGGGTGGCGCAACTCCAGCGTGTGCAGAATGATCTGCTCCGACGGAGCGCTGGCGTAGGCCTCCTTGATGGCTTCAGACAAAGCAGTATTCGGCATAGGACGCCACCACTTACAGGATCACTGGGTAAGGAACATAGCTGGTTTCGCTGTCGTCCTCGGGCAATTGCGCCTCGCCCGCATAGCCGCTGGCCAGCACCTGGCCATCGTCGAGCATGAACACCAGGCCCTGCTCGGAGCTCAAGCCGTAGGACGAGATATCCACCACCCGACGCTGGGCGATGCGGACCAGTTCGACGCTGCTGCGGTTGGTGGCGTCGCCCAAGCCCAGCGCGCCGTTGCCGTTGTAGCCCCAGGCGTAGACGGTGCCGTTTTCCAATAAGGCCGCACCGTAGTTGTAGGAACCGGTGCCGCCATGCACGGCCTTGACCACGGTGTTGCCCACCGGTACTTGTACGAAGTTGCCGCTGTTGCTGCCGTTGACATTGCCCCAATAGGCACCGGCGCCGCAGGCCCACAGCGTCTTGTCGGTTTTCTTGAGGTAAGTGAGCGGGTAGTCGTAACTGCCGGCGTAGACATCGAGAACGTTGGTCGCCACCTGTACTGGGGTGAACTGGTTGGCGAGATTGCCATTGCCCAGTTGGCCATAGTCGTTGGTGCCCCAGGCATGCAAGGCACCGGTACTGTCCAGCGCGAAGGCGTGCACGTAGCCACCGAAGACCTTGACGATGGTTTTACCGGCGAGGCTGCCACTGGCGCGTAGCATAGCGACGTTCGCCTGGTTACTGGTGCCATCGCCCAGTTGCCCGTTGCCGTTGTAACCCCACGAGTACAGGGTGCCGTCGCTCTTGACCGCGTAATAAGCCGTATAGCGCTCCCGACCGGCGGCAAGTTGCGTGATGCCGGAGAGCACGGGCAACTGCACGAAGTTGTTGCGCTGAGTGACGTCGCCCAGACCCAATTGACCGTATCCGTTGTAGCCGCAGGCGTGAACCGTCCCGTCACTACACAGGACCAACGTACTGTTGTAGCCCTCGGTGCCGCAGTTCAGCGCCAACTGAATCACAGTTTTGCCGGCAATCGAATTGCTGGCGTTGGCACTCATGTTGTACGGCACGGGCTGATTGGTCGTGTTGCCGCTCGCCAGCTGGCCGTAGCCGTTGTAGCCCCAACCCCAAAGCTGACCGTTCTTGTCGATGCAGTAGCCATTGGTGTCATGGCTGTAATAAAGCTTATTCGCCCCGGGGAACCCCGGCGGAAACGCCGTACGTGCTGGATAGGATCGCGCATAGGTGGTGCCATCGCCCAGTTTCCAGTTGGCGTTGCGTCCCCAGGCGCGGATGCTGCCATCGGTCATGATCAGACCAAATTGGCGGTAGCTGTTGGGCTGCGTGTTGCTGGCATTCTCCGGGAGCTTCAATGCCTTGGTGCCCGAGCGCACATCGGGCGTTGCCCACACCGGCACGCCCTGCGCGCCAATGGTCAGCACCTGCCCGGCTTGGCCCACCGGCAAGGCGACGAGCTGATTGCCATCGAAGTAGATGACTTCCCCCGGCAGGCTCGAGACCCCTTGCGTGCCTTGGGCAAACAGATCCCAGGCCGGTGAGTTCGCATGCGGTGCCACGCCCGTGGTGGCATCGACCAGGCACACAAAGCTGTCGCCATTGTGGCTCACCGCATCCTGGCGGGCATAGATGGCGCTGGCGTCATACGCGCCGCGCCAGGTAAAGGCAATCTTGCCCAGAGAAACGGTTCCCATGAACAGTCCTTGAAGAGTGGAATTTGAAAAGGTTCAGAACAGGATCGGCGACGGCGCAAAGCGATGGTCGCTGTCGTCGTCACCGGTCTGGCCATAGCTGCCGTACCCCGTGGACATCACTTGGCCATCGCGGGTGAGGAAGTGGTAAGCGCCGTAGTGGTACTCGCCACCGTCACCACAACCCATCACGCCCGAGCGCGAGAAATCGACAATCGGCCTGTCTATCAGCACGAAACGGTTGGGAGAGTTGCCTGAATCGGCGTAGCCGTTGCCACACTGTCCAGCACCGCCCATGCCCCAGCCCACCGCTTTGCCATCAGCGCGCAACGCCATAGCCGATGAACCGTAGCTGCTGCCATACATGCGCAGCTTGGTGACTTGCGCGAGGTAGTCGCCACCAATGGTGGCCCAGGTGGTGCGGTCACTGCCGCCGCCAATCTGATAGTTGTTGTTACCGGTGTGACGAACCGTGCCGTCCTGCATCAGCGCCAAGGTGCGACCGTACCCGCCCGAAATCGCATAGGCATCGGCCACGCCATCGAGCACCTTGTAGGGGAACAGGGCGTGACCCGTCCAGATGGTCCCGGTGTAGCCCGTGCCCCAAATGCCGGAGGTCTGCCCCTCGTCATGGCCCCAGCGATACAGCGTCCCATCGTCCAGGAGCACGCCATAGCTGCGGTAGTACTGGCTGCCTGCGACCCAATGGGCATCGGACTCGGAGCAGAACACTTTTTTAACCCGCTTCTCGGTACCCCAAGGCATCCAAAGACGGTGCGTGTACTGGTCGCTGCCAAAGCCACAGGAGTTGGCTTCGCCGGCCACCCAAAGTTTGCCGGCTGTGTCGATCAGGTAGCTGGCGGCATAGGTGCCACCCGACAGATACACCGCCTTGATGGGCGTATCGACAGTGAATGGCACCAGTTGCGGGGAGGTCACCACCGAGGTGTGCCCCAGGCCCAAGCTGCCCTGCTGGTTGTTACCCCACACATAGACCCGACCCTGGGCATCCACACAAGCCAGCATGCGGTAGCCATACCAGTCATGGCCGGTGATGATTTGCTTGACCACCGCATTGGCAGGCAATTGCCCCAACCCATTGACACGCCGCGGCACCGCATTGGCGCTCGCCGTGGGTGAGCCATAGCCACTGTTACCCCCGGCGTGCCAGAGTCCACCCTCAGCATCGATAAAGAAAGTGTCATCCCACACGCAATTCACGGACACGATGCGTGGTGTGCCTGGCGGGAACGCCACCCGCGCCGGGAAAGTGCGACTGATATCCCCCGTATTACCGGTACCCTGTTGGCCATAAATGGCGCGCCCCCACGCACGGACCGAACCATCGTTCATGATGGCCGCCATAAAGTAGTTGGCGCTGTGATAGTCCGCAGCCGCGCGATCGGTGTTCATGAGCGCCGTGGCAATCGTGCCATTGCGATCGGCCATGAAGCGGAACTCCACGCCGTCTGTGCCATTGGAATGCAGCACCATGCTGCCGATGCCACCGACAGACAAGCCACCGGTCAGCAAATGTCCCTTCAAAATCGCGTCCTGCTGACCCAAGGCAAAGGGCTGCGGCTGGCCATGACGGATCACCCAAGCGCCCCCGTCTTTGAGAACCACATCACCATCGCGATAGCTGAGGTAAGGCGAATAAATGCCGCACCAGCGATAGCCGAGCGCCGAGATGTCGAGGTTCACAGCCGTACCTCCAGCGCGTTGTTCTGCACGGCAAAGCTCACGCCTTCCGAGATCGTCCAGGCAGTGAAGTCGCTGCTATTGAACGCTTCCTCACGCCCTTCAGTCAGCAACAGCTCCGAGCCATCACTGGACAGATGAAACCCATAGAAGCGCGGCAACGCAGCGGTGTGGACCAGTTCATACCCGGATTCATCGGCCTTGACCTTCAGGAGCATGCCCCTTGCACCCGTCAGCACATCGGGCAAACCCACCGCCAGCAGGCGGGTGATGACCTGCTGCAGCACATCTTCGGCATCGACCAGAATCTGGTTGCCGCTGCTCTGCACCAGTTGCAAGACGGCAGTCGTGTCGGTGATACCTTGGCTGGCCGCAGACTGGGCACGGTCGGCTTCGCTGGCGGCGAGTTCGGCCGAGGTCAGCGCATCCTGGGCGGCTGCCTGGCTTTGCGCGAGGATGCCGCTTGCCGCCGCATTGATACGCACATCGGCATCGTTCAGCAGCTTGGCGACTGTGACGACCACGCCGCCTTCGGTGATCACGGTATCTTGGGGGCCGCCATGCACGACGGCATGCATTAACGCACTGTCAGCCGCCACCTGCGTGACGGCATTGTGCAAATCGGTTTGAAGGCTCATGGTGAATTGGTCCGGGATCAGCTTTAAGCGGGGGGAGAAAGAGGTAAGCGCAATGGCAAGGTGATGTGCACCAGCTGATGCAGTTCACTGCCCATGGCAAAGAGGTCTTGCGCCTCGAACTCCAGCAGCAAGTTGAGCGCGCCTTCATCGAGCGTGGGACGCTCACGGATCTCCAGCTCACCCTTGACCTCCCAGCGGCGCGCTGACAACAACCGGGCTTCGAACTGGCGGGTGAAGCGGGCTTCGTGGGGCAGCAACCCAAGGCCGCCGAGCAAGGTGATTTCGAACCACTGTCCACCCTCATCGGCGTGGTACTTGTACCAAGCCTCGAAGAGCGCGAACTGGGTTTCCAGGAACAGCCATCGCACGGTGATGCGCGTGGGCGTCTGTCGAAACCGGCGCCTCTGACGCGCAGGGCCCGACTCCATGTCTGTGCGCAGCACGGCTTCTTGGGGCGTCAGGCCATAGCCTTCGACCGAAGGCAGCGGCAATGTAATGGGCCACTGGACATTCATCGCATCGCTCCGGCAGCGGGGTTCAAGCCGTAACGGCGCTCCAGGGTCGGTGCCAGTCCAGAACCTTGGGAGATCGATCGGGCCATGCGCGCTTCCATTTGTTCGACGATGACATCGAGCCGCGTGCTGCCATCGGGCTGCTGTTGTTGCTCGACGCGGGTTTCGACTCCACTAGCACGGTTGATTACATTCACTTCCACATTCACTTGCGGCTTGGTGGCGACTGCACCACCCAGAGCTCGCAATTGCCCCGGCGTGAATACCGCTTCACCCTGGCGGGCGATGATGGGTACCTCGCCAGAGACCAGGCCACCGGTATGAAACCGCCGTGCCCCAGTGAACACAGCACTACCGACCTGCAGAGATGGCAGCCCATCGGTGCCCAACAGCCCACCGCTGTGCGCGATGTTGGCATTCACGCCCATCAAGTCCCCGGACCCCAGGGGGAGCGCAGTGCTGGCAGCCGGTGTGAACAGGCTCATGGCCCAGTTCGCCAACGGCAAGGTGATCGCACGCTGGATCTGGATGCGAATCAGATCGCTGATGATGGAATTGGCCAGGCTGTTGAAGTCCAGCTTGCCGGTCATCACGAACTGGGTGAGCGCATCCTCCATGGACTTGAACGCGCCCGTCACGGCCCGTTCGGCCTGCTTGGCGGCGTTAGTGGCGTCTTCGATGTAGGTGCGTAGCGCGGACTTGGCGCCGAATTCGGCAGAGCGCTGGTAGTCAGCATTGGCGCGGACCAGGCTCTCGATGATCGGCAATTGCCTTGCCAGCGCATCGTTGATGGCTTCGATCGTCTGTGCACGCAGATCGCCATCCTGAATCTGGCTGGCTTCTTTGCGTGCAGAAGCGGCTGCCTTCTCCAGCTCGGCACGGGTTTGCAGGACCGTGCGTTCGGTGTTGGACAGGTCCAGCATCTCGCGCTGCAGCTGCACCCCCTCGATGCGCTGCCGATTGCCACCGATCAGGGTCTCGACGATCTTGCGGGCGTTTGCCTCTTCTTTTTCGTAAGCCTCGAAGGCTTTGTCTTTTTCTTTTTGTCGCTCAATGGCTTCGAGCACCTGGATGTATTTTTCCGCTTGCGCCGCCACCCCTTGGTAGCCCTTGGCTTCGATTTCCAGGGCACGGGCGCGCAGTTCGGCGGCTTCGCCTTCCTGCGCACGGGTCAAGCGTGAGCGCAGTTGGTTGAGAAAGACCTCGCCCTCATTGATTTTTTCGGCGGGCTTGGGTTTCTCGAAACCGCTGAGATCGAGATTGGGACGTGGCTTGCGTGGCAGCGTTGGCAGAAACTTGTCGTAGATCGCCTGGACTTCCTTGGCCTGCGCCTCGGTGTCCAGCACGAACTTTTGGCCCATGACGCGCACGGTGCGGCGCTGTTCATCAAAAAACTTCGCCACCCGGTCCGAATAACCGGGGCTCTGGTTGATGTTGAAGAGCCGATCGTTGGCCGCGCGCACGTAGTCATCGAGCGCACCCTGCAGCTTGGCGATTTCCGCATCGATGGCCTTGGGGTCATAGCCCATCGACTTCATCGAATTCAAGAGATCGGTCTTGAACCAGGTCTCAATGTCCTTGCCCACCACCGACAAGCTGTCGAAAGGCTGGGCAATAACGCGCTTCAAGAGCACGGCCGACTCGGCAATGAAAGCCAGGCCCGAGGCGACCGATTCCAGGAACGTGAGCGTGGCATCCCGATTGGCCGTGATGCGCTGCAGTTCATTGCTGAAGCTGCCGGTCTCGGTCTGCGCCAGGATCACCTGCTCGGTGAAGTCGGCCAGGATGGGAATGACGGCAGCCCCGATCTGGCGCTGCACGCCTTCGAAGATGGCCGATAGGCGCGTCAGGTTATCGTTGAAGACCTCGGAAGCACGAGCCACGTCTTCGGACATCACGAGACCCAGGCGCTGGGCTTCTTC